GAATGGGTGATTTGTATGTTTACGATATTGTGTATCTAGCTGTTCCTGCTTCTAGTGGGAACGCGTCGATGTTGTGGTCACCGGAGGGAACATATTATTGGCATGAGCGTTAGATTAGAGAATGAGAGACTGAGTTAGATGAACTATGGTACAATTTCCCCGCAACCAGTTGAGATCTACATGACCAATTTCCTCTGGGTCATCATTCATCAGCCAGATGGATGGGCGACCCCAGGTGATGGTGGTCTTTCCACGGTATTTGTCTGTGACTGTGAATGTTTGTTGTGCGCCAAGCCACCCTTTGTAGGCAGGGAAGAATTGAAAACCTCCTTGGATATCGTCGAACACAGCGTATTGGGCGTCTTCGATGTTTGCCTTGACGTCATCGACGTTGAACTGTAGGCAGCAGTAGACGTGACGGCCCAATGATCTTGCCCACAGGGTCTTGCCGAGACGTGTCTCGCCCCACAGGATCAGGCTTCGAGGACGTGCGACTGGTTAGGGTTCGGGTTAGCGGTTAGGGTTCGGGTTAGCGGTTAGGGTTCGGGTTAGCGGTTAGGGTTCGGGTTAGCGGTTAGGGTTCGGGTTAGCGGGAACATGTACTTACCAGTTCCAGACAAGTTGTCACGTACCCATTCATCAAGTTCCGGAACTCCTGCAGTGCTAAGTTGAACGGACGCGGGGTGTTGATATTCAACAGCTGGGGGTCGATAGTGCCATTCGGCATAGGCACGCAAGGAGTTGAAGTTGCAGCAAAGCGTTCGTGGTGCCAGCTCTCGAACAAGGTCCCAAAACTCGTCCACAGTAGGTGCATTTGCGATTCGAGACCAGACATCGTCAACTCTCTGAATCTGATCGTCGAGGACGAGAGGGAGCCCTCCTGCGACAATATCTCCGTCCTTGACTGCATAGTCGAGCATCTTCTGTGGTGTGCGACCGCATGGTTGTATATTCGGATGGAAGCCCTCAACATCAAATCGTCGCGGGTCTCTGATGTCGACGCGTCGACCGAAGTCGACGAAAGCATGAAGATGAGTACCTCCGTTAGCATGAGTTTCTCGTGCAATGAGACACTCTGCTGGAAACGACGTAATAACGTCGTGTACAACCCAGGGATCCAGGTCTCCACATTGGGCGTAAGTGAGGAGGACATAGCGGGTTTGGACGCGGAAGCGTGGCTGACTCATCGGTGCTGACTAATCGTTCCTCAGGAGCGCAGAGATAACATTGTCTGCGCTCCTTAATGAGGAACGAGGAAGGACCTCGGGTATTTAAGGACCTCCGACCCCCCGCCACAGGTCGGAGTGTTTTCCTCCTTTCATCACACTTGATCCACACTGCGCGATTTTTGTCATCCAATCATGTCGCAACGCGTTACTTTTCGCCCTACTGATTACTCATACGTTAACGGATCTTCACAAGAATCGTCTGAATCTGTGTCAACTGAATCAACTGTGGAGCATTGCCCGCGATGCCGCGCCGCCTATCCAGATATCGTTTCCGCCCGCGCTCGTATCGCCGCCGCCGTGTTTTACGCTCGGCAGTTGCGGCTAGAACTCGACGAGCTCGTTTCCCTGCTCGACGTCGTACTTCCAAGAGGCGCATACTGAATATTGCCACCATAAAAAAACATGACAACATGCTTCCATTTGTCCGGTCGCCTGAAGGTGGCCTTACGATTGGACCCATTACGACTGGCTCTGGGTTTGCTTCCTTGTTTATGCCCAGTGCGAGAAGGTTGTGTTATGACGCGGCGGGTGAATCTACCCGCGAGCGTCAGCTGACTTACTCGGTGGGGTACAAGGAGCGGGTGGAGGTGAACATTTTGGGCGGTGGTGTTTGGAAGTGGAGACGTCTGGTCTTCACTTACAAAGGATCTGCGCTTTATGACCTTGACCCTTCGTGGAACCGACCGTATCACGACAAGTCAATGGATCCGGAGGGGTGCGATATGGTTCGCCTCATTTCGCAGCCAACCAGTGATCAGCAGCAGGAAATTCGCAGGATTGTGTGGGACGGAACAGAGGGCCTTGATTGGTCTTCAGAGTTTACGGCAAAAGCGGACACGTCACGCATTACCCCGCTTTATGATCGGACGTTCACGTTCAACCCGCGCAACGAGAGTGGATACTCTCGGACTTTTCGCTTTTGGCATCGGACTGGTAAAAATCTAATGTACGACGAGGATGAACAAGGTGGAACTCCTCGTGGACCAGGGTCATACGTGTCGGTTTCGGGCAAGCCTGGAATGGGTGATTTGTATGTTTACGATATTGTGTATCTAGCTGTTCCTGCTTCTAGTGGGAACGCGTCGATGTTGTGGTCACCGGAGGGAACATATTATTGGCATGAGCGTTAGATTAGAGA